TATCATGCTTCCCGCAGAGATTTACGCGATCCGCTATCTGCGATGCATCGGCATAAACTCGCTTGCCGTCCCGGTCCTTGAACTCACCGTACCCCGTGCTCATACCGCCCCACTCATTCCGCTCTGCGGCGGAAACTGCGGATGCGCTGCCGGAGGAGGTTGACCACCAGCCATGGGGAGGTTCTGAGGGCCACCGGGCATCGGCCCTCCTCCGGCAACAGGTTGCGGCGGCGGTGCTGGGATCATCGCGGGCGGCGGCGGAGCCAACGGCGGCAGCGCTTCCGGCAACCCGCTCATCTCCCGCAACGTCTTCGCCGAGAAATGCGTCGCGATCACATTTCCCCGCAGCCGCATCAAGTCCCGCGCAAACCGCGCCACGTCCTTCTGCGCCTCACTGATCCGCCGCGTCGCGAACTGCGACTTCAACGTCTGCGCCCCCATCGTCTCGTTCGGATCGGTCTCACCCCGCAGAATATCCGCGATCCCCGTCACCTGATACAGAACCTTCAGCGCCCGGTCCCGCGCATCGTACAACTGGATCACCACCTTCGCGATCTGCTCGATTGGCAGCCACGAGATCAGGTTCTGCAATCCCCCCTTATCGCCGCCAAACATCGCCCAGTCCTCAACCGGGATCAGCTGATTCTCCATCCCCGTATCAAGCAGCTGCTGTATCTCCGCCTTCTGCGACGCCGCATACAAACCCTTCACCATCAGCGCCTGCGTCAGCTTCGATATCCGCGCCGTCAGCGTGTCCAACTCCTCAGCCTGATCCTGGTACTGCCGATAGTCCGCTACCGGCACGCTCTTCTCGTTCGTCGTCGAACTCTTCAGCGCCTTTGGACTCGGAAAATACCCTGGCAGATGCAGCGGATCGTCCTGGCTATCCAGCAAATCGTCCGACCAACTCGGCGCGACCCAGACCACCTGACGCTTCACCTTGTCCCAAATCTCCCAGACCTGCGCCTTCTTGAACGCATCCGCCAGCGGCCCATCCTGCGATCCGTCAAAATCCCCCAAACCCTTCGGCGTGTAATCCAGACTGACCGCATTCCCTTTCTTCGACCCGAACCGCTTGACCAACTCGTCCCGCGTCAGATACGAGCGATAGCCCTTCCACCACACTTCTTCCTCGTTCCGCGCTGGGCTCTCCCGGTAATCCTCCCAGAACACGTACCGAACCGGCGCGTTCTCCGTCTCGACCAGCCGCACGGTCGGATACTCACCCGTCTCCTCATCGGGTACCTGCGTGTAATCCGGGATGTCGTCGCCAAAGGTCGCTTCGTAAAACACCCGCGCCACACCGCGTCCCGGCAGCAGACGGTCCTCGACCACCTGCTTCATCACCATGTCGAACTGCTCGATATCGTCCTCATATGCCAGGCACCGCGTCAATATCTCCGCGCCCATCAACGAGATCGGATCGTTGTTGTCATGCCGCCGCTTCACGTCCGGCTGCGGCTGCCGACCGTACAGCACCGGCTTTAGCGTCTCCGTGTTCGCCCACAGGATATTGAACCGTGTTCGATAGCTCTCCGCCATCCCGCGCTCATCGCGATACCGCCGCACGATCGCCCGACCACGCCGCGTGAAATCGCGATCCTCCCGCTCCGCCAACCGCAGCTGCTGCATCCAGAAGGTGAACTTCGACGCCCCATCCGTGCCGATGTCTTCTCGGCGCTCGATCGTCGAAAACAGCGGCGTGGCCGTGGTCGAGGCGTCAGCCATCAATTATCCAGACTATGCAATTGGATTGCATCACGAAGAGCCTTCCAACGCTCACCTTCTTCGCGCTGTTCAGGAGAAGCATACTTCCAATTGCGATCAACTATTGCAGCCATATGCTCAATCTCGGGAAACAATGCCAGTGCGGCCCTAATAACCGCAGAAGCATCAGCCATGCCCCGCTTCACCTTCCTGCAACGATAGCCACATTTGCATTCCGGCCACGTTCAACCAAACCGCCTTGTCGTCTTCCGATAGCATATCCCAATCCTCACCACCCTCCGTAGCCAACCGCCGTGCATAGGCGATCTCGCCAGGAGACGGTGAAGCGTCAGCCATCGCCAAACCCCACCAGCCGCACGTACTTCCGCAGCGGCTCTACCCAGACAAAGCCAGGATACTCGGCGAAGGTCGTCACCAGTCGTAATCCTCGGGATCATTAAAACCAGCTATCCAGAAGCCGACCGCTCGGCGCTTAGCCCAAAACCAACGGTTCAAGCGCTGCATTCGCGTCGGCTTTGTCCGCTTGCGCCCAGCCTCAAGCCTCTCCATCAGCGCATTGTTACGCGTGATGTTTTCGGCGAGCTTAGCGACGCGTTCTTTCGTGAAAGCCTCGAAATGACGCTGGAAGTCTTCCTGAAACGTCATATCCGCGCCCTCTCGCCCCGCTCGTTCACGCCCTGACGCGCCAGCTTCCACGCCTCGTCCATCGTCATCTCGCTCGCGCCACGGATGGGCTTGATCTCCGTGCTATGCCGCGTGTACGGGCGACTGAGACACCCATAACGCGCCTCGTCTGCGGCGTGATCCTCGCCATCCGTGTCTAGGTCTTCAGGCTTCGCCATGTCGTGCTGCAAGGCTGGGATCGTCCGAATGAAATCGATGCAAGTGTCGAACACATACAGCATCGGCGCGTCATCGCCAACCATCCTCGCCCGCATCGCATCCCAGCCCGCGACCCGTGAATTGTCCGCAGGACGGAACAGCACATCCCGCTTCGCCATCCGTTCTGCGATCGACGGCCCTCCGTCAATCTTCCAGCATGCCGGATCGCTTACCCGATAACTGACTTTCTCGGTTCCCTCTCGCGCCAGTATGCCATCGGCGACAGCCTCAGCCGTCATCTTCAGCCCCTCATTCGGCCCTCCCGCGCCGTACCATTCTCGGTAACGGATCATCGCTCCCGCCGGATACTGGCGACCATCAGGCAACAGCGCACCATCGCTGACGGCCCACCACCCCATGCTGAATGGGCGCGCCGATCCCCAATCGAACGAGCCAAACCGCGTCCAATGTTCCGGGATGGCGAACGGTCGAATCACATGCCGATCGCTATCCCAACAATCGAAATACGCACCCGCTACCGCATCCCAATCGCCATCAAGCCAAGCGCGCATCAACGCCGCCGAACCGACGCCCTTCAACCGTCCAATATACCCAGGATCGTTTTGCATCAGGATCAGGTTATCCGTCACTTTCGACGGAATGAACATTCGCGTCATCCCGCTATCTTCATCGTCAATCGGCACGAAGCCATGAGGAAATCTATCAATAGCAAAGTAGCTCTTTACTGCCTGATGACCAGCGCCGCCAGGATTACCAGTAGAGCGTATGCGTTTGTCTGGTATCTTTGCCGCGCTTCTCAGGCACGCCTTCAGCTTGTTATACGCCACCATTGTCGGACGCAATGGCAATTCATCCCATCCTATCCATGAATACTGATGGCCATTATACGATTCTGCATCGGCATCGCTTTCAAGATGACGCATCTTCAGCGTTGCACCACCAGGGAAGGTCCACTCATTCGCCGGGCGTTCCCGGTAAACCGCGCCCCGGAACGTCTCAGGATAGATCATCCGAGATCGGGCAACCAACTCCTCTAGCTCGGGATAGGTGCGCCGGAAGAGGACGCCACGCCAATTCGCCCGATAGGTCGGCACATCGCGGGCAAAGTCGCCGAGAAGGAAATCGCTTTTACCACCGCCTCTAGCTCCGCCAAAGAACAGTTCATCGCACCACGTCGCCTGGAACGCCTCCAGCTGTGGGCCTGGTTGCGGAGACCAAGCCATCAGCCATGCCATTCGTGTTGATGACATTCAAGCCAGCGATGCCGCTTCACCAATTCGTTGTGCAGTTGCTGACGGATCAGATCGAGGATCGCTCGTCGAAAGAGGTTCATGGCAGATGCTATTGCTGCCAAACGATGGCGGAAAATATAGCATATTGTGGCGATATTCCGTTCTGTCCCATCACATATCCCCTCACTCAGCCCGTTTTAGCGCCGCCAATCACCGTCAATGCAGCTGCTCGCTTCGCTAGCCACTCCTCCCGGCCCTCCTTAATCGGCGCATCAACGCTACCGATATTCACGTCCGCACTCAATTCCTGGCTGATCGCCTGTAGCTTCGGGTGGATGTAGGGAGCAGCTTTCTCGGCGTAAGCCAGCGCTAACTCCTTGTTCCCGCTATCATGCGCCTCATACATACCGTGAAGCATAACCTCTAATGGCGTGAGCTTCGTACCTCTACGAACCTTAGCCACAATCTGCATTGTGCGCCGCCTAGCCGCTCCTACAGCACCTTTTGGTCTTCCACCTGGCATATGGGAACAACTCGATTAGCAAACTGCGTCAAACGCTTGAAACCGCCGCTTTTTCGGCTGGAATGTCAAGTCAGAAATCTTGGAGCGGTGTTTGGTTCGCGTTGGTTCGCGATCCAAACATATTTTAGACGCTACTTTATACCTGTGCGCCCGTGTACGCGTTAAAATATAAATGTTCGCGAACCAGTGCGCACCAGCACATAGCGTGGTGCTAAAAAAATAGCGTGCGGCATCATTTTGTGCTTGACGCTACCGCTGCGTGACGCTACATTCCGTCCATCGACAACGGAGGTAGCGATGCTCTCAATGACCGTAGGCCGCGATTACCGCACGAACTCGAAGTACGAATACGTGATCTTCGAGAACGAAGAAGTCGTGGCTCGCGAAGGCTTCTACACCACCTCGACGCAAGCGAAGCGCGCTGGTCAAAAAGCAGCGGAAGCGATCTACGCCGAGCGTGATCGCATCGCGCCAGAACTTCCCCTCTAACCTCACCGCAGGAGCTAACAATGGCTTCGACATTCTGGACAGACGGTTATCGCGACGCGCAAGTTGGCAACAAATATGCTCCGCCGGAACACTCCTCGACCAGCGTTTTTACAGCCGAATATCAGCGCGGCTATAACGCGTTTTACGATCGGCGCGGAATGGACGATTTCACATGGAACCATTTCCAGTCTTGGCTTGATGATCACGTTTACGCCGACGAGCGCGACGAGACGGAACGCGGCATTCTTCACATGATTGGTGATTATCCTGAATTGCTTCAGACGCATTCGTGGCCTGAAATCCGCCGTATGGCTGAAGGTCAAATGGCGTGACTTCTGCCGAGTTCAGATCGGCATTAGCAGCGCTGGGCATCTCCCAGCGTTTGCTTGCCGAAACGCTGGGCGTTCACCGCGTGACCGTGAGCCGCTGGGCACATGGTTCGCTTGACGTGCCGCGATACGCGCAAGCCTACCTTGCGCTTGCACTTCAGATAAAACCAATACCTTCGTAAAACCGCTTTCGCCCATCCTCGGCTCGCGGATAACTGGTGCGCAAGCCTGGTACGACAGCACGCAGATCGCGGCCAAATGTTTGTAACGTGCCGGGCTGCGAACGACCTTGCGCCTCGCACCATTCGACCCACTCGCCATAAAGAAGCGAACATTCGACGCTCTTGCCTTGGCCGATGACGCAGCGATCTCGCACGAATGCACCCATCGGCGAGCCTAAATCCTCGAGATCACGGATCGCATCGCTGGCGCTGGCCGGCTGTACGAAATGGCCGCGTTCGCATAGGCGCGCATAACCACGAATGGCCCAATTCAGAATGCTGGGCCGTTCCGGCAACAGACGATTGATCAGCGCGCGATCCTCATTGCCGAAAAACGAATTATTGAGGATCAACACAATAAACCGGCTCGGCAATGCGCCCGACGCATCGGCGAGGCGCGGCAATTCATTCGATATCAGCAGAAACCGGACATCGAGCTTACCCGTCCATGCATCGCGATTCTTGCGGTCGAGCGTGATCGCGTCTTCGCCCGTCACCGCAAGGATACGCTCGGCAATGACCGCAGCATCAGCCTTGCCGCTGATACGAGCATCGCTAATGACCGCGAGACGCTTGCCGATCAGCGGAGCCATGCCGAAATTGGTGCCGAGGCCGGTCAGCGTTGGCGCGACGACGTTATGCTCGCCGATTACCGCTTCCAAAATGCGAGCGATTGTGCCCTTCCCGCTGCGCTTCGGGCCAACCAGCATGAAGGCTTTTTGCTGGCTCGTATCGGACACAAGGCAATAGCCGAATATCTCTTGGAGCGTGCGCACCGACTCGACATCGTCGCCCCATAGATCGCGCAGAAACCGGAACCAGTTTTCAGGTCTAGGTGCCTTCGCGTCATATTCATAGTCAATCGCGTTATGCGTAAAAAACGCTGGCGTGTGCGGCAGCAAATCGCGCGTTGGTAAG